ACGAAATCATCTCCGCTGCGCCCGATGCCCTGCTTGCCGATTGGGTGAGCAAGGCATCCAAGCGACAGAAGGATGTTGATTCGTACGGCAGTCGGATGAAGCAACTGGAATCGGAACTGGCCCAGACAAAGACGACGGCGACGCCGCAGGAACCCGTAACCCCGGCAACCCCTGCGCAGCCTGCCGATCCGTTCGCGTCGATGGCCGCCACCTATGGCGAAGAACTTGTCGCCCCGGTGCGAGCCGCATTCCATGCGCAGCAGCAGCAGATGCAGGAGCGGATGCTGCTGGCCGAAGCAAGGGCGTCGGACGCCGCGCTGCGTGTCCAATTCGGGAGCAAGGCTCCCTCTTGGGACGCGGTGTTGGCCAAGATGTCTGAACTTGGCAATTCCAAGCCCGGTGGATACGCGACGGTGGATGAACTCACCCGTAGCGCCTATCAGGCTCTTGTTGGGTCAACCAAGCCTGCGGTCAACGTCAAGGCTTCACAGCCGACGGCGCCACGTGCGTCGTCTCCGCCTGTCAAGCCCCCGCCGATTGACGAGGATGATTTGGCCCTTGAACGCATCATGTCGGGTGAGTCACCGAGACGATCCCGCTAACCACAGGAACCAGTCATGCCGTCTATTACCCAGTTCAACGACTTCATGCAGACGACGGGTCCGTCGTACCTGAAGTCCGCCGAAGCAGTCATCAACGAAGCCGTCAAGAACAACTACGTCCTTTCCCGTCTCCTCAAGGAAAAGGCTGGCGAGACCGTCATTCAGGGCGGTAACAGCATCAAGGACGTCATTGTCTTCGACGATGCCAGCACCTACCAGAAGTACCAGCCCAACGACACGTTTACGTGGACCAACCCGCAGGTCACCGACACGCTGTCGGCCCCGTGGCGGTTCAGCATGGATTACATGTCGTGGACCGATCAGGAAGTCGAACTCAACGAGGGCGACGCCAAGGTCGTGTACAAGCGCCTCAAGCGCATCAAGGAGATGCGCATGTGGACGTCCATGCTGAACGGCATGGACAACGACCTGTGGGCCTCCTACTACGCGCAGTCCGGTCAGATGGAAACTGGCGGCAAGGAGCCGTACAGCCTGCCTGCGTTCATCACCGAGACGGTCAACAGCGACGTGTCGCTGGGCGAGCGTGGCGGCATCCCGGCTGGCTGGGGTGGCAGCACCATCCTCGGCATCGATCCGTCCACCGATCCGCGTTGGGCGAACCAGATTTCGTTCTACTCGCGCAATCTGGCAGATAACGCGGCCTCGGTGACCGAGCCAGCGAGCGGGTTTACGGGACACAACGCCAACACGGTTAGCCGACAGGTGCACAGCCTCTTCGGTGCGTTTGATGACATGTACCTCAAGGTGCAGTTCAAGGCGCCGATCACGCAGCGCCAGTACTTTGAGGAAACCAACTTCCAGCGCCAGATGATTCTGTGCTCTCGCGAGGGCATCAATCAGTACAAGCGTGCGCTGCGCGAGTCCAACGACGTGCTGGTGTCCAAGCAGGATTCGTCCTACACCAACCCGACGTTCTCTGGCATTCCGCTGGAGTACTGCGCTGATCTGGACAACGCCGCCATCTTCCCCGCCGCCGTTTCGGCAGTCACCGACGACAAGTCAAACCGCAACGGCAAGACGGTCACGGGAACTAGCACCGAGTTCGGTTCGACCACCATCGACAAGGGCGCTCGGTACTGGTTCGTGAACGCCAACTACGTGACTCCCATCATGCATAGCACCCGCTACATGAAGAAGCACGACATCATGCGTCACCCGAACCAGCCGTTCTCTTGGGTGCAGCCCGTGGACTGCTGGTGGAACTTGTTCTGCAACAGCCGCCAGCGTCACGGCATCGTGGCTCCGCTTCGCACGGCCTAATCATCAACGCTGGTGGCCGGGTTCGCCCGGCCACCAGCCATCACAAAGGAACACTCATGTCCGTTCTTCTCGCGGCTCTCTCGCAGGGCACTCTCGGAATCCACCCGCGTTCGATCGTCGTCCGCGTCCGCAACAGCGGCGCCGACGCCATCGTCGCTGGCGATCTCGTTCGTTTCGATTTCACGCAGGCATCCGCAGAACCCGGTCAGGGCGATGCGGCTCCCTCGGCGGCGTCCACCTCCAAGTTTGCCAACGTCACCCGCGCCACAGCGGCTGCTGCTGCCAATACCCTTGGCGGACTGTACGGCGTGGCCATGGCGCCTATTGGCCTTGGCAAGATTGGCGACGTTCTGGTGTGTGGAGTGGCTACGGTCAAGGCTGTGTCTGGAACCTACACCCAAGGTGAAGTCGTTGGCCTTCCGGCCACTGGTGGAACCGCTGGTGCAGTGACCCGCGCTTCGGTGCAGTTGAAGATTGGCACCGTGCTGTCCACCACTGGTGGTAGCGCCACGTCGGTCCAGATCCTGCTTGATGGCACTGTCGCCAAGGCGTAATTGAAAACGAGGTCATCACCATGCACTTTGCTTCTAACAGTGGCCCGTACGGAATCCAGCCAGCATCGATGCAAACTCGGTGCGTGAACAAGTCGGGAACCACCCTAAAGGTTGGTGACGTGGTGGTGACCTCGTTTCTTCACGCCAACGTCATCACGGACCCAACCCAGTCGAATGATCCAGACTACGTGTTCAACACCGTGCGACTCGCGGATGGCGATGAAGCCAACAACCACGGGTATCTCGGTGTGGTCACTCGTCTTCAGGCCGAAGGCGGTGGTTCCAACAAGGTGGTCAATGTCCAGTTCGGAGGCATTGCCAACGCGTTCGTGACCATCGTGTCCGGCGGAACGGTCCCGGCAGGCACCCCGCTTGGGGTCGCTGATTCGGGCGGCAAGTTCACCAACAGTGGAAACGACTCCTCGGCTTCCATGGTTGGCGCTGTTCTCCTTCAGGAGGCAACGTCTGCAACCACGATTGCCCGGGTGTTCATCCCGTTGCAGTACTGGATGGCTGTCACGATTTGATCTTGCGCTTGCAGCGGGGAAACCCGCTGCAAGACTTTCATGCTTACCTACGGCGATCTACGCAATCACGTGCTTCTGGCGCTCGGTGGACGACCCTCCACGTCGCCCGGGCAGACTGTTGCCCAGCGACAGGCGGAGATCATCAATCAGGCTGGGGAGCATTTGTTCACCCACCCATGGATGTTCCGGCAGCAGACCGTGTTCCTGTCCACGATTGCCGGGCAGCCCTACGTCACGCTGCCTGCCGACTTCGGAGAAGTCACGGCGCTGTGGAAGAACGATCAGGCGGTCTGGCTGTGCAGCCAAGAGGAAGTAGAGAACGCCCGGGTCACGTCGTTCCCAGACCTGACGGTTCGCGCCTACGTGCGGACGATCCCTCCTACGACGCTGAATCCCGTGACCGAATACCGGGTGGAACTGTATCCCACCCCTAGTTCAACAGCATCCAACGTCTACAAGATGATGTACCGGACGGCATGGACGTCGGTGACGTCTGCGACGCCGGACGGCACGGTCATTTCCATCCCCCCGTGGCTGGACACCGTGCTGGTGATGTACGTGCGAGCCATCGCGGAAAGTTACGAAGACGGCCAGCAGGCGCAGCGCCTGATGGAAATTGAGGTCGGCCCAGTGTTCGGTGCCGCCAAGAGCAAGGATGGCATGTTGCAGGGCCATTACGGACAGTTGCCTGCAAACAATTGGAGATCCACCCGCTGGCGAAACGGCGGGTATGTGCTCCTAAACCCAGTCCAGAACCCCTGAATCCACCATGTACAACGGCCTTTCACAGACTCTTGCTACCCCGCGCACGCTTCCCGCTCGCCAGTCCTTGGCCAGTGTGACCAACATTACGGCTCCGCAAACCGTTGGTGTCGTGGAACGCATCCCAACCGCGACCAAGCCAGTCACCACGCTGACTGGAACCTCTGCGGGAATCGTCGTGGCTCCCGGCCTGAACTACCTCAAGATCATGCCGATGATCAATGCCAGTAATACTCCATTCACCATTGGCGTCATTGGATGGTCGTATGTCGAAGAAACTGACCTGTGGGTTCCAACGCCGATCGCATACGGGACGGCGACGTCGGCAGCGGCTGGATCCGCAACCGTTGATGGCCAGACCATGTTTGGTGCGTTGACGCTTGGTGCGGTGACTACTGGCGACCGAAAGAACTTTGCCGGACAACAGTACTCCACCCGCTGGGGCGCGTTTGTGGTCGATTGCCTTGGCTCCGAACTGATTGAATTGGTGATTCATCAGGCAAGCGGCGGTCAGCGAGCCAACGCTTTTGTGGCAGGATTCTAATGGTGCCACGCAATCGCACGCTTCCCCTGTGGCGCGTTGAGCAGCGCAGCGAGCGCGATCGGGCATTGCCGATGGTGTCCAAGCCGCCCCTTGGAACCAACAAGTTGTCTGTTGGAATTACGACCAATTCCGGTTCTCTGTCTATTTCAATGCAGACGAGCACTGGATTTGGGAAAATCGAATGGTGGGATGGGACGACCACCAGCACTCTCGGCAGCGGAAACCCGGCTTTCACGTTTTCTTCAAGCAAGACGTTGACGGCTGCTTCTGGAAAAGTGATTACAGCGTTTGCAACCAATGGCCTTGGCGGCGTGGATGGCAGCGTTACCTCCATCACTAACTATAACTCCAACAACGGGGTGGTAGATGTTTCTGATGGCACTGATGTCACATCCATATCGCTGAATGGCGCGGACTTTCGCAATGTGGATTGGACCACGTTGCGATCCCTACACAGTATCAGTGCTGGTAATGCAACGTGGGATGCGACTCCACGACTTGAATACTGCCCATTGCAGTCTTTGTTTGCCGTTGGCAGCAACATTGTTGATTTGGATTTTGGTGTTCAGCCGTCGCTGACGGTTGTTTATATGCCTTCTTCAACGTTGTTGAAGAGCATCAATGTGTCTGGCTGTTCCGCGCTAAACACACTATCGATCTCGCAAGCATTATTTCAAACACTTGACCTAAAAAATTTGTCGGCACTATCCAACGCGTATGTTGGGGATTGCCCAAATTTGCACACGATTGATATTTCTGGATGCGCATTGCTTGGTCGTGGGGATTTCCGCAACAACGCTTTGACGACTGTGTACGCCAAGGGTTGCTCGCCATCTGCTGGCAAGTACAAGTACAAGCCAATCGCCGGACTGAATCTGGACAACAATTTGTTGTCTGCCACTGCAATCAACAATTTGTTTGATGACTTGGACCCAGCGGACCCCGTCTTCTACCAAGTTCCACTTCTCATTGTGTCGAACAACCCCGGCTCCGCCACTTGCGATCCGACGATTGCGACGGCAAAGGGTTACGTGGTGATCACGTGAAATACTTTGACGCCATCAACTATTCGATCGCGCTGAACGCCAAGGTGGGCAGCAGCAGCACTGCGATTTCGATCATCCGGACGTTTTACCCAGACCTGTACGGGAAAATCTCCAGTGCTGCGTACCCGGCCAACAGTTCCATGGACACCTTGCAGTGGCACGGGTTGTGCCCCGGGGGTCGTACGCCGACCCATCCCGTGGTGCTGTTGGTCCGCGAGCCAGTGGATCGGTTCTTGTCGGGTGTGGCGTACATGAACCTTGATCTGGACACGGCGATGGATTCACTGGTCAACGGCACTCCGATCCAGATGCGCCGTCGAACCATGCCCATCATCCGCAACATCCATTTCCGGCCACAGGTGGATCTGGGATGGGGCGATACGCACCTGTTCAGGTTCCCGACCCACATCGACCAGTTTGTGCAGTTTGTTGGTCTGGACGAGTTTCCTATCCGCAACACGACGCCGCAGCCCAAGCCGACTCCCTCCACAGAGCAGTTGGCGGCGATCCGCGAGGCGTACGCGGCAGACATCGACATGTACGACGAGATTGTGTCTCCGAACACGATCCGAGCGTTTCCCGTGCCAGAGATCCCGGAATACCCGGGCATGCATCTTCAGGAGGATGACGAATGATCGCGCCCATGTCTGGACCCCTTGGACTTCAGCCGCACGGGATGCGCGTACGCGTGTTCAACCGCAGCGGTGTCACCCTGTCAATCGGGTCAGTCGTTCACACCTCGTTCACCCATTTGGGTGCGGTGTTGGACCCCGAGCAGTCGGGCAGCCCGTTGTACGTGTTCAATTGCGTCCGCCGGGCGGACGGCAAGGTCGCGAAGACCAACGGGTACATCGGGGTGGTGACGTCGCTGCTTGGCCGGGACGGCGCCCCGGGCAAGGAAGTCGAAGTGCAGTTTGGCGGCACGGTGAAGGCCAAGGTGAACTCGGTGTCTGGGTTCGACCTGCTCCCGGGCACGCGGCTGCGAGCATCGGACACCGAGGAATCGTTCGCGGATGACGCGTCTGATCTAGGCGACTTCGTGCCTGCTGCCATTCTGATGCAGCGCAAGGACGTGCTGAACAACGATCTGGTGGACGTGTTTGTCCCGAATCAGTACTGGACGCTGGAGACGTTCGACAATTCCACGTTGCAGTTGAACTTCCTGTCCGGCCAGTTGCCAACCGGGCTGACGTTCACCCGTGGAACGGCGACGGCCACGTACCGCGCCCAGCCATTCTCGCAGAATTGGATCCCCAACAGCGCAACTTACCCTACGACGGCTCCTAATGGCTCGGTTACTCCAAACGCTGGTATTGCTCCGGATGGAACAAACACGGCGAAACGAGTCACGCAGGGTGCCACAGGTAGTACCACCTATGCGGTGTTTGATACGATTATCAGCAGGGGCGGGATATTCACCCATTCTGCGTACGTCAAAATGGTTGATATCCAGAAAGTGTATATCGCGTTGCGGCGTCAGGTCAGCAGCCCATCGGCACAGGCCCGAGTGGACCTCAATTTCACCACTGGTGGAGTAGCGACAAGCGTACTTTCCAATGGGTTGTGGTCCATGCGAATTGTGGATTACGGTGCCGTTCCTGTCGGCAATGGTTGGTACAGGATCTGGGTCACGGCAGAAAACATTTCGCTTGGTGCCGACACAACCCCGCTGCGGTCTTTCGTTATTCCAACAGGGTTTGATGTTAACACGGGTTCAGGCAAATCATTTCTAATTTGGGGCGCCCAGACGAACGAGGGCGGCCTTTGCGACTACGTCGAAACCACAGGTTCTGCCGTCACCAACGGGCAGATTCAGCAGATCGGTGTGGCGGATGGTCCACGGTTTGAGGTGGATCCCGCGACTCGCGAGCCGCTGGGGCTGTTGATGGAGGACGCTACCACCAACATCCTGCTTCGGTCGCAGGAACTGGCGACGTCGCCATGGACAGCATCATTTGTTGATGTAACGCAAGATCCGGCGGAATTGCCTGACCCCATGGGCACGGCAAACGCGTTCACAATTGCGACAAATACCACGACCAATGGTACGAGATATCTGGACCAGCAGATAGCCGTAACAAGCAATAATCGATACACCATTTCGGTGTACATGAAAAAAGATCCAGATTCCACGTCCAAATGGGCGTTCATGGGGTTCCTCAATCCCGGCGGAACGGACGGGTTCTATGTGACCGTCGATTTGGATACTGGAGTCACTGGATACATCGAGACTGGTTCCCCAACTGGCGTTTCCACAAGTTCGCGGGAGACACAAAATGTCGGCAATGGATGGTGGAGAGTTTCGATTTCGGTCCTTGCCATGAGCACCGGAAACGCAAATTTCCGACTGGGGTGCGCAACCAGTCTGGGGCTAGTCGCCACCGTGCAGGGGGTCAAGGCACGGTTCTTTGGCGCACAGATGGAAACGGTCAACAGCACCGCAAGGCCGACGTCGTACATCGCCACCGGATCTGGAACTGCCAGCCGACTTCGCGACGTGTGCGTGATGTCTGGGGCATCGTTCTCGTCTTGGTACAACGCCACCGAAGGCACGTTCCTGTTTGAGGGTGGCCGCACCAGTGGCTCCGCACGGTACTTGAGCGTCAATGACGGAACCGTGGACAACGCAATGCAGTTGTTCAGCGGCACGATTGATCAGGTCAACGTGAACTCCACGCTGGCGAGCGTGGAGCAATTCCGTACAGACATTACGCGCTCGGCACCGTACCCAGCGCGGACCAACTTGGCGATGGCGTACAAGGCCAGCGACTTCGGGTTTGCGTACAACGGAACTGCGGAAGCCACCGTTACTACGTTTGTCGTTCCGACCACTGACCGTTTGTACATCGGCTGCAACCCAGAGCCACGCTCGGCTAACGCGAACGTTCGTCGGGTGAAGTACTGGCCGTATCGGTTGCCGAATGCGGTGCTCGCACAACTCACGTAAAGATGCCCATGACCTTGGAAAGAGGAAACGTCGTCCGCCTGTCCACTCGCGATTGGATTGCCATCATGGCACTAATGGTGACAATCACCGGAGGTGTCTTGGCGGCGTTCATTCACCACGACCGTTTGCTGATGCGGTTAGTGACCCAGCAAGAAACCCTATCGGAAAGGCTGGCCAAGATTGAGTCCAAGATTGAGCGCACTCGCAACTAGCCTCCTTGGAGGCTGCTCTGCAAGCAAGCGCATCGCTGCTGGTGCGACCGATATCCAATTGCAGGCGCGAGACTTGGCGGATCATGGGCAGGCCATTGGCGACCCGGTGGTTGTGACTGGTGCGGAGCGGATTTACCTGTTGGCACAGAACATCCATTCGGATCTGCCGTCGGTTCAGGACAAGGTTCCGGCGTGGCTGATTACGGTTGGCTGGGTGGCGCTGGCGGTTCTCGCTGTGGCCGTGGTGGTGATTCTCTGGCAGACGAATTTGGGCAGCGTCGTTCGGGTGGCTGTGGGCTGGCTGCCTCGCCGCAAGGTGCAGGACGCCCGGTTGGCGGCGGACATGCTTGATCCATCTCACAAGGAAAGTGCGCGGGAATACATCGCTGCCCGACGCGCATCTGATCCTGAATTCAATTCCGCCTTTGAAAAGGCGTGGGCAGCCCGAAAGGATGAGACGCATGCTTGCTGATCTGTCTTCGTTTCTGGGGTCGGTGTTCTTCGCGGTGCTGTGCGGCGTGGTTGGATTTGGCGCAGGTTGGCTCCTGCGCAAGCAGTACGGCGACAAGGTCTGACTGAAAGGGTTCCCCGATGGCTATCAAGTTGCAGATTCGTCGCGGCACGGCGTCCCAGTGGACCAGTGCTGATCCCACGCTGTTGGCGGGGGAGATCGGCTATGAGACGGACACGGGGAACCTGAAGATCGGTACGGGGTCGGCGGTGTGGACCGCTCTCCCGTACTGGTCTTCGTCAGTCCCGGCACTGTCTTCGGCCCAGACGTCCCTGAACCACTCGGACTACCGGAATGCGGGGCGCTTCACCATCACGGCGGGCGTGACCAGCGACACGCCTGCGGCGTGGGTTCCTGCCTCGGATGCCCCGGCGGTGCTGCTGGTGACGGTGTCTGGTTCCAACGTGGTGCAGGTGCTGGTGTCTACGAAGACCCAGAAGGCATTCCAGCGAGCGTATGACGGGTCGGCATGGACGACGTGGGTGTCTGACACTCTGTTTGCGGATTCCGTTGGCACCACCGAGATTGTCAACGACGCCGTGACAACGGCCAAGATTTTGGACAACGCAATCACCGATGCGAAGATCCGCGACAGCGCCGCTCTGTCGGTGCTTGGTCGCAGTGCCAATTCCGCTGGCGATCCCGCAGACATTGCGGCTGCAACGGATGGTCACGTGCTTCGGCGGTCGGG